CTCGCCGCCGTCCTTCAGCGCGGGATAAGCGGTCTGCTGCTTGGCAAAGGCGAGGATGCCGTCGGCCTGCGCCTGGCAGGCCTCGGTGGTCTCCCCGGTCAGCAGCTCCACGGGCACGTTTTTCTCTTTGGCCACGGTCTCGCGCAGCTCTTTGAGCTGGTTACTCAGCTTCAGCGCGCCCAGCTCCTTTTCAAGCTGCGCGGCCTTGTCCTGCGCGGCCTGGAGCTCCGCGGGGTCGGCCCCCTTGGGCTGTGCCGCCGCCGCGGCCTTCTGGGCGGCGTCTCTCGCGTTGTTGATGTCCTGGCCGTTCAGGTCCATCAGCTGCTGGATCTGTTCCGGCGTGGCATCGGCAAAGATGGCGGTGATGTCAGTGCGTTTCATGTTGTGTCCTTTCTCGCCTACGCTTTTTACGGGGTCGCATCCCTCGGCTTGATAGTTTTACGACCTCCCGGTCAAATTTTTATTAAAAACGCCGTCGGCGTTTTCTGCGTTTTTCGTGTGTCCACAGTGGGCACCGGTTTCAAAGCGGCTGTCCGTTTGTTTCCTGGGCAATCTTGCGCTCGGCGTAGTTGATGCGCTTCTGCTCCCGGATCTTTGCGCCGTCTTCGGCGTACTGTGCCCGGCGCTGTGCGTTGATCTTCTCCTCCCAGGTGCTGCCCGGCGCGTCCCGGTAGGCCCTGTACAGCTTGTCCGGGTCATACCCCCGCACATTTGTGCGGTCGTTGAAGCGCACGGCATACTGACAGTCGCAGTTTGCGTGGATATGCTCGGCGTGGCCGTTTTTGATGGCCTGCCGGCTTGCGTTCTGCCATCCGCGGGAAGCGAGCATCAAACAGAAGGGGCAGGTGTCGCCCTTGGGGATCCACGCAAACTGCGCGCCGTCCCGCAGCGCGTTTTTGAGCGTCGTATCAGCCCCGGCCTGCTTCACCAGCCGCCCGATGGCCTGGGAGCAGCGCTCCGGCGGCAGGTCTTCCCGGAGCGTTCCGTTCACGACCTTTGCCGTCTCTCCGTAGGTGGCCGTTGCTGCCGGCTCTGCCGGGGGCAGGCTCATCCCGGATACCTGAGCCATCTCGTCGTACATCTCCGCCGCGAGGGCGGAGGTGGCCTCGCCGTACTTGAGCGCGAGGGCATAGGCGTATTCGATCGCCGCCCTGCGCCCCTCTGCGGTAAAAACGTCGTGGGAATTCAGGTACTCCAGCATCAGACTGCCGGCCTTGTCGCTCGCGGCCCGCAGCCGCCGCACGTATCGGTCCCACGCGGCCTCGCTGATCTCCATTATTCCGCCTCCAGCTCAGAGAGCACCTGCAAGCCCCGCGCCCGCTGCTCCTGGGCCTTGATGCGCCGGATGTCGGCGGGGTCAAATCCAACCATCTGCAAAAATACATCCGTCTGCGCAAAGCCCTGGCGCGCCGCCGCGATCTTGGTCGCCGCGTCCGCCGTGGCCGCCACGCTCGGCATGGCGGGGCTCCGGAAGTGGGCGACAATATCGGACTGCTCCGGGCTCAGGCCTTCCAGATTGGTGTCATGGCTGATCGCCAGCGCCATCCGCGCAATCGTCCGCAGGCTGTCGCCGTTCCCGGTGTTGAGCTGCTCTGCGAGGGCTACCAGCGTCTTGGTCTGCGCCTCAATGGCGTCGGAGCTGGATGGGTTTGCGTCATTGACCACGCCCGTGTCCGTCACGGTGAGGCCCGTCGCGGCGGAAAACTGCGTCGCCAGCATCCGCAGCATGTCCACATGCGGCTGGATACTGCCCTGCGGGAGCTGTCCGAAGCTCGGCTTCTCGCCGGTGTCCGGGTGCGTGGTGCCAGCGATGATGGAGCCGACGTACTGCCGAAACTTGTCATTCACAACCGCGTCGAACTGCTTGTCCGTCACGCCCATTAGGTACTTCTGTGGGGCCGTGGAGAACTCCAGCCCGATGGTGGCGTTGGCCACCGTGCGCACATAGCCGTCGATGAGCCGCCGGATCGGCTCCTTGATCCGCGAGCGCCCGAAGGGCTTGTCACTGGTCGCGTTCCAGATCAGGGGCTCCATCAGCGGCCGCCCCATCCGGTGGGGGAAGCCCGTCGCCGTCCAGATGTTCATCCAGCGCCGCAGCACCCACACCGTCGTGTCCGTGTAAAAGTACACCAGGGACGGGCTCCAGTTGAGCGCGTCCACGTTGTCCGGCGCGCTGTCGATGATGGCAAGCCCGCAGTCGAGCCGCCCCTTGTCGCCGTTCCAGAGACCGGCGGCAGTCTGCGCCGAGTGAAAGCGGATCTTGCATCCGATCTTCGGATCCCTGGAGAGCGTGGCGAAGGTCGCCCCGAGCTTCAGCTCGTCCCGGCAGGCCCGCTGGTAGCCCTCAATGAGGCGGTTGGCCTGCACCAGCGCGTCCAGCTCCGGCAGCGTGTCGCCGTTTTCGCCCACAAAGCCGTCGAACATGCTCCGCGCCGCCAGCACGTCCACGCACTTGGCACCCCAGGCGCAGCCGATTTCCAGCCCGCGCAGCCCCTCCGGGAGCGCGATGCCCAGGTTGACGCGGTTGAGGCTGATCTTGCCCTCGTAATAGACGTTTTTCTCGTTGTTCTTGACCTGGTGCTGGAGCAGCACCCTGCAAAGCCTGTTGAGCTTGCTGTAATCCTCATCCGGCAGCCCCACCACGTTTGAGGGGGTAATAAAATTCAGCATTTTTCACCTCATCCGATCCGCATTTGTCTTCCGGGGTCCCGTGTGCTGGTCTTCGCGCCCCAGAGGGCCAGGGAGGCCGCCGCGATGGGCAGGGGGTCATCCCCGCCGAAGCCCCAGCCGCCTCCGTTGCCGATGGGCCGCCGGGTGGAGGTCACCGCGCTGTCCCGCAGCGCCTCCTGCGGCCCGTACCAGGTCACGGTTTTTTCGTTCAGGGCGGTCAGCAGCATGGAGGCTGCCGCCACCACGCCCGCGGCCCCCGGCTTGATGACGCTCTGCTTGTGCCGCCATTTTGGGCGGATGCGGTCGATCAGCACATCGGCGCCGCCCTTGCCGTCGATCACCACACAACAGGCCTTGTCGTAGCGCGGGCTGAGCCAGTCGGCCAGCCATTGCACGCCCATGCCCGCCGGCTGCCTGTCAATCAGGGAGATCCGCGCCGGGCCCGTCGGCGGGATCACCGCCCCGCAGAGCGCGAGCTCGCTGCCGTCCGGGGCGAAGGCCACGCCGTAGGCGGTCTTGCCCTCCGGCTTCGCCGTCATGCTCTTGCAGGCGTCCCAGAGCTCCGCCGGGATCACTGTGGCCGTCTCCTCTGTCAGGATGGGGGACCACCAGCCCAGGCGCTCCCGCGCAAAGCCGTCGGCAGACATGTTTCGCAGCTCCTCCTCCGTGAAGGCCTCCGCCAGCCGGGAGCCCATGGCCGGGTTGCACTTGTACCACAGTGCCCGGTCCCAGATCGCCACATCCCCGACGCTCTTGCCCTCGGCGCTCCACTCGTGCCAGGCGCTGTGCTTGCCCGGCACGGTCAGCGCGTCCTGCCGCAGCCGCCGGAACACCGTTCCGGGGCATCCGGGGTAGGGGGGAGTACCGGCAAGTATGAGCTGCCGGGTGCCCGTGTTGCTGGCCGAGAGCGTGGCCAGGATGGATTCGAGCTGATCGTCGGTCAATTCCTGTGCCTCATCGAAGATGACGCGGGAGACGCCGTCAAAGCCGCGCGCCGCCTGGCGGCTCCGGGCCAGAAACTCAATGGCCCCGCCGTTGTCCAGCTCGATGGCCTCCTCGCCGTTGGTGTAGCGGATGTTCTTCACCGCCGCCACCAGCTCCGGGAACTGCTTGTTCGTGAAGATGGCCTCCAGCCGCCGGAAGGCCTTTTTGCTGGTCCTGACCTGGTGGGCCGTGTGCAGGATGCGCTCGCCCGCCGCGGCCAGGCCGTAGAGCTCCAGCGCCTCGATGCACACGTTTTTCCCGTTCTGCCGGGGCACCGAGAGCCCCGCCGTCGTGGTGCTGTAGCCCTGGGCGTCCCGTCCGAGCCAGCAGTTGAGTACGCCCTGCTGCCAGAGGTCGAGGGGGTAGGCGTAGGCGCTCATGAGTGCCGCGGCGTCCCCGCCCTCGGTCGTGATCCGCGCCGGCTCCACCCGGAAGCGCGGCTCCTGGGAGCCTGTCCTTGCCTTGCTCATAGTGCCTTGCGCTTGCGGATCTCATCCAGCACCGTGAGCCGCGCCGCCTCCGGCCGCTCCGGCTCCTGGGCAATGGCCCCGGCCCGCAACCGCCGCAGCCCCTTGGGCGTGAGCCCCAGGGCCTCCCGGTAGCCCTGGAGCTCCTTGCTGAGCTGTCTGAGCAGGGTGTAGTGATCATCCAACGGGGAGGGATGCTCACGCCGCGGCTTGCCGTTCTTGTCCGGCTCTCCCCAGGGTGCTGTCTCCTCCCAGGCCTTTCTCACTCTGCGTATCTCTCGCTCGAGTATGCACATGTCGTGGACGGTCGGGAGGAAGGCCTCGTCCCAGATCCCCAGCCGCTCCATCTGCGCCCTGTATTTATCCTCTGCCTTCAAGCTCTCACCTCCGTGTCCACTGTGGGCACCGCGCTCTTTCCGTGCCGGCCCGCGTTCAGCCTTCGTGCCTGGCTTCCACTGTCGGCCTCCGCGTCCGCGCATCCCGTGCGCGAATCCCGTCCGCGTCGCGCGCCCGTGATATTTTTCCTTCCGCCTCCCCGCCCCAAATTTTCCCCTCGGGGGTATTTCGGCGCT